TCATAATCAAAAGCATCTTCTGTTGGCTTACCTGCTATTGCACACATAAAACAAGTATCATTATCTAATGCATCGACTAATGATGGTGAACCGATTATGTGATTACATAGTGACCAATATGGAATCTCAATTAACCTTCTGTTTGTAACATCGACAGGGTCATTAATAGAATCTATCCATAATGTATCCGGTGCATCGCCATAAATTGTTTCTGCTGCAGAAAATATATCTTCTACGCAAGTTAAATAGACTTCATTTTTATCTAAGTTCCCATAATTAGCATTTAAAACTCTTACAACCATTTCAGTTATACCTAAATCTGGCCACGACATCTTGAAAATATTATTAGGTTTTAAATGAGACATTTTTCTTGTACATTTTAGCCGCATGCCTGCAAGCATCGAAGTAACTAATTTTAATTCTCTCTCAGCTACGTTATTAGCGAGGGTAGCGTTGCAGATTCCTTGATAGCCAAGAATCTTTTCTATTACCGCCCCGCCTTGCTTCTCCATCAATGCAATATCGCGGGCTTCACAGGAACGAGATTTATGTGCGAGCTTATCCCAAAATTGTATAGTAACTTGATCTACAATTTCACCATAAGCTGGCCGAGTAAATTCATCTAAATCCATTATATCGTCTTCATCAAATGTTTCTAAATCGCCTCCTGCGTATATTTCAAACATAAAATCACTGCCTAAAACTTTAGTCCAAGTTACAGCATCATCATTAGATACTAAATAAGAGCCTCCTTCAAAAGTTCCGAATGTATTTACTCGCCAGCTTAACTCCCCAATGCCTGTACTTATATAAACTACGAGAGCATATTGTGTATTGACATTAAGCGTTCCTGTCTCAGTAAAATTACAAGTAACCCACGCCGCCGATGCCCCTATATCTGCTGTTATAATAGAGCCTTCTGAAATAATTGTTCCATTAGGTTTACCGTTTACATCAACTCTTTGTATTTCACATTTAGCATTTATTGTCTGACCTGTAAACGTCTTAAAAATCTTAATCTTACAAGAAGCAGGTTCATAAGTTCGTGATGTAGTAAATGTTTGAGCGAATTGCCGATTCTGTGCTTGTGCCGCTGTCCCTTGATTATTATCCCCAAGTGCATATTCATCGTAAGCTACTGTAAAAGCATTATCCCTTGTTAAAGTAAGAATCCATTTACCTGTTGCTAAATCTTGATATAAAATACCTGCGATACAACTTAAAATATTATCAATAAAATCTTCGACAGGGATAACTTGATCCCACTGTATCGATAAACCAAAGCCTTCTGCATATAAAATATTTGCAGCTTCTTTCCAAACAGCATCATCAATCTCTGTCGTATCAAAGCCTAAACCCCATTCTTTATCAATTAAGCATTCGCGTATTATATGAACTGCATTCAAATCATCTCCAGCTTCTTCTCGCGGCCTTATTACGGCTTTTTCTTTATACCATTGAACATCGCCGCTGATCTGCTTGCTAACTCTTTTTAATAAAAAACTCCAAGGTTTTAAATATGGGCTTGTCCCGATATAAACTTGATTCAAAACTGCACTCCAAATGCCACGAAATGCTGGTATATCAACATCGAGTCTATCCATAAGATAGCTGTTCTGTGTTTGGTCAATAGCACCAAACATTAAATCGACACCGCCTGCAACGCCACCCTCTTTTTTATCACCGCCAAATAAATTATAGTTGTCAATTGTAATTGTTGAGTTCGGTGCACTCCCGTCTTTTTTGTAACACTTAAACAATAAATCTAAAGATGTGTTAGGCGATGAATACCATGTGGTTCCACCATCTACTGTTAGTTCAACATTTCCATTCGCATATCCGCTTGTATTATCACAAACCCACATTATTAAATCACTGGTAGTGCTATTAGTAGGGCGGACACAAATCGCGTATTCAGTGGCATCTGATAATATAATGGGCGCTGTAAATTCAAACTCACGCCATTCTGCCTCAGCAATAGTAAAAATTTTTGGTATTGTATCGCCGTCTGAAGTAGCAACACACAAATCTTCACCAGTTGGTTGTCCGCTGCCATCTACAGCACGTATGCTTACAGTAATAATACCAGGGGTGTGCCCTGTAAGGCGATGCATCATTAAAGAAACTGAATTTAAAGTATATTTTGAAGTTGTTGTGAATGTTTGTGCAACCCATGCTATTGAATCAACTGATAAAGAAGTTTTAAAAACATCATGATAATCTTTAAGAACATTAGAATGTGTCCACGCGACTTTTTCACCAACTTTGATTTTTTCGCAAGCGTCGATATTCCCGTGTCCTGCGATCATGTGCATACCTAAAGAATATCTATATGCAATTATTTGTTTCTTTTTACCTTTATACCTAATCTGAGAAAGTGGATTTGAAGGCATTTGAAATTCATAACCATTTCGCTCAACTTGAAATATATCGCTATTATATTTCAAATCAAAGCAATCAAAGCTGCGATAAAATTCAATATCGCCGTTGAGTTTTTGCATAGTATAGCTCATAATTAAAATTTGCCTTGCATAATATAAGCGTGAGTTTTAAATCCCCATGCCCGTTCTATAGCTTCTGGATTTCTACTTGTCTCGAATCTTATTTCATGAATATTAAATTCTTTTATTGCCCATTGTTTTATCATATCAATAGCGATTCTCCCATGCTCTCTTCCACTTCCCTGTTTAGACCATACTTGAGCAAGCCAAACATACTCACGATTATCCATCAACCAGCTAATAGCAAAACCTTGTATCTTGTTACCATCAAAGCTAACAGCAACGAAAATCTCATCCGGAACCGCAATCATTATTTCAAAAAGTTCTTTAGCAATTATATCACGAGTAAAAGCACCATCTTCAGTAAAAAACTTACGTAGATGTTTTATAATTACAGGGTCTTTTATCCTTTTTGTTTCCATTGGTTTATTAGCCCTTTACAGCAGTTGATTTTAAATGGCCAAACCACACTACATTAGGAGCAGCGACGTACTTCTTACCAAAAAGAACTTGAATAGGTCGGCCTTCTTCTGCTGTTGGTACATCAAATTGCTCCAGCGTTAATGGCTTTTGCCCTTTTGGGCGTTTTGGCTTTGGTGCTAAGAGCATAGAAAGTGCTACCATTATAGCTACTTGAATTACGAAAGATACAGGATCAAAAGCCACAGGTGCTTGGGCTAAACAAATAGTGCCTACTCCTATTTTAGCATTATGCTCAAAAATAACTAATACTATTATACATAATGCAATAATTACTTGGTATAATACACTGAAACGCTTGAATTTTAATTTTACTAAAGTAATCATATTACATTACAGCATCACCGATAAATGGATTCTTATCGGGTAGATATGGCTGTCCTCCGTAGTTTAACTTATTTCCAAATTTATCTTTACATGTTGGTTTTAAATGATCACAGCCCGCCCATGCTCTAAACGTATCCCCTACTGAAAGTGCAGATACAGACCTTGCTATTCTTATTTCAGTGCTCGAATGATAAACAATCTTTTGTAATGCACTTCCATTATCAGTCTTAAAAATACCGCCGATGAACCATTCATCAGCTTTAGAACTAAAAATGGTTGCGTCGATAGTCGTTCCGTCTATTGAATTAATAATTCCATCGACATAATAATCACTATCAGTTTTTGATATTGTGCACCAAGTTGAATAAAGTGCGAGGCCACAATTACGTTGAAATTTTCGCATTAAACCGAATCGTTTTAAACTACTTATCTTTAAGCCTAATAAGATTTTAATGCTTTTAGATAAAAATTTTACGCCTTGTAAATATCCTTTCCAGTATGTTACATAAGAATCCGCGTGCCGTCTGTATATCGTGAGCTTAACAGTTCCTTCTATCGGTTCGCTGATAAAATTTCTGGCGAATGTATTAGATAAATCTACATCTACTTCTAACCTTGTCTTTAACGAGTTTAAGTCTAATACAATATCACTTCTCTTAATTAATGCAGCAAGAAATGTTCTGCCATCATGAGAGATATTATAATCTGTACTGGTATAAGACCAAAACTCAGCACCATCATCCTTATCGAAAAGATAAAGTTCGACAGGTTGCCCGTCCTGCACACTTTGCTCATCAAGCAAATAATTTTCAAAAATAAATGTAATACCTGTTGCTAAAGATGTTTCAGCAATTGAACTAATACATCCTTGCTGAGAGTTGAGACTTCCTAAGATATTTGAAACCACGACGACACTACTAATGCATCCTTGCTGAGAATTGATGCTCCCTAAAATACTTGATATGATAGATGTTGATCCTCCAATGCAAAGCTTTGGGCACATATGCCCAAAAATATCTGAAACTGCAACGGCCGAACTTATAATCTCTCGCTCAATTTCAACACTACCAGAAACACCGGAAACTACATTAACACAACCATTTATAATATTTTGTCCGACATCGAGAATGCCTGAAACACCAGAAACGGACGACGATATAGCTTGCATATCCGTTTCATGCGTTTTCCAAACTGCATCTCCGTCAGTAAAAATTACATCGTCATTTGACCAAAGTATATCTGCCATAATAGTTATTCTTAAATTGATTCGCCGAGTTTACTTGAAGTAAAATGTAGATGCAACATAATTAAAGAAGCATCGACTGCTAATGTATCATTGACACCATCGTCAGCATCTCTATATAGCCTTAACCCTAAACAATCGTCTGCTTCTGAACCTGTAATGCCTGTAATTAAAGTAGTGGTTACTTCAACACCAGTTGTATGGTTTCCTGCTGAAATACCTGTGATTATAGTTGTACTTCCATCAACTATTTCACCTGCCGCTAAATTTATAAACTCAAGCCCCCAAACAACTTTACCATTATCCTGACCTCCTTCATAAACCCAATCAACTTCCACGATAATTGTAGTTCCGGCTTTGATTCTAAATGGAACTGGTTCACTATAATACGCTTGCTCATCACTACCAGGATTAAATTTAAGAACAGGAAATAAACCAACTAAACCTTCATCTGGAGGATCATTCAACTTATAAAAATCGGCTGCCCCAATTGTAAGATGATTTGTAACTTCCGTCGCATAGTTTGCTAACACCCATCTTTTAGTTCCAGCGTTATCATCCGGAGAAATTATTAATGGTGACGATTCAGCCTCGTCTTTCGTAGCATCGAGATGATACATAGTAAAACTACCATCTTGTATTACAACTGCACCATCGCCATCAGACAAATCACTCCCGTCGATAGCGTCTAACGCTCCTGAGCCGCCACCAATTAAACTGGTTGCACCGTAAAAATTTGACATCGTTTATTCCTTATTTTAATTGTTAATTGTTAATTGTTAGTTGTTAATTGTTATTAATTAAATCTGCCGTTATGAACCCTCATGAAATTAGTTCTGCATTCGTTCCTATTAGCATATGGCCAATTTATTTGTATTTTATCTGATGTTAATCTGCACTTATCAACAAAACAAATCCGGCAATCACCGCTTTCGACTGGGCTTGCTAAACCTAAGTTATCATTAATAGTTATTTGCTCTTCATCATCATCTATTTCAGTGATTGCTTTAATCTTTCTGGTAATTAAAACGCCTGTCGTCGGGAAGTAAAACCCGATATATGTTCTTAATGCATTAAATCCCATATTTGTAGCGAGTTTAATATTTTCAATTTTAACAGATTTATCGGTTGTTCCTATATCGTCTGTTTGTGTTACGTCACTACGAAAAGTCGGGATGAGAATTGTCTTTTGTCTTCCACTTAATGAATGCAAGAACTTTCTAAAATTCCAACAAGCTGCTTTATCATCGTTAAAAAACTTATGGCTTTGGGATAAGAAGTTGAAGTTGCTGCTGCTTTCGACATTAAAGATACCTGTTTCAAAATCGGTGATTAGAATATCGCCATCGCTATCTTCAGAATGGGTATTGTCCATAAACGCCGGGGTATCTAATACTTCGTAGCCATCGTAAGTCGTATTCGGTGTGTGGTCTGTAAACTCGATATTATCATAAACCGCGAAAGTTAATTTTACAACAGATACTTCTGAATTGTATCTTTCCTTTTTGCTTGCTGTGATTAAATATGCAGTTCTTACAGGCACAATGTATTTAATGCCTGTATATGAATTTAACATTGGGTAGTCTAAACTTAAGTTAGAATCAGTTTTTGTATTGACAGCAACAACTTCATATTCTGTGGCTGATTTCCAAACCATTGCTTTGTTATCATTTCTAAAATCAGCGTTCGTCGTATCGACGTTTTCTATCGAATCATCTTTCCTGTTAATGTCTGTGGCATGCTCCACGTATTCTGACCATATGGGAATAAGCCAAGTAAGTTTTTGCCATGTATGAATAATAGAATCGAACCATGTATTTTCTTTATTAGTCTTTAAGATTAATCTTAAATTAAATAGCTGCCTTGGCGTTTGACGAATTTTTATTCGTTGTTCAGATCCGTCATGTGCATTTAATATACTTGTCTTCCATTCCAATGTCTCAACGATACTGTCTTGCGGCCTCCAGAATAAAGTCGCTGCTTCAAAGTCTGGCACAATCGTTAAATAATTTGACGCATCTGGAAGATTTGATACTGCTGTTGCTGAACTTATACACCTTGGTTGAGAGTCAACAATACCTGAAATATCTGAAGTGCTTGTAGTTAAGCCAAATATTTTCTTTATAATATCTACGTCACTGGCTGTTGATATACCATTCACGCAACCGCCAATCAATTGAGTTAAAACATCTAAGAAACTATCAGCACCGGAAATTCCAGTAATAGTGCCTTCTAAATCAGTTACAACATCAAGTATTCCTGATAGTGCTGCGGTTCCAGAAATCTCAGCAATAGCACTTCCAACCCCTGGTTGTGAGTCAAGATTGCAATCAGCAATATTTGAAATTTCAGCGATGGAACTTATTAATTGTGTTAAAATATCTAATAAGCTATCTGCACTTGAAGTCTCTGTAACAATTCCTTCTAATTCTTTTATAGCTCCAGCTAAACCTAACAGAGCAGCTATACCAGAAATTTCAGTAATTGCACCACCTGTCCCTGGTTGCGAGTCAAGATTGCAATTAGCAACATTTGAAACGCCGGTAATCGAGCTTGCAATACTGACTGCTTCAAATTCTAAAGAGCCAGCGACACCAGAAGTTTCGACAATTGAACTAATTAATTCAGATTCAAGTTCTAAAGAACCGACAACTCCAGAAGTTGAAGCAATAGAGCTAACTAAACCGAATCCAAAAATACCAGCGACACCAGAAGTTTCGGCAACAGAGCCAATTAATTCAGACTCAAGTTTTAAAGAACCAGCAGTACC